CCATCGAGTGTTTCAAGATAATTTAACGCCGTTTTGAAAAAGAGTTCTATATCACTCGTATCAGATGACATTGGTAAAATAACACCCAATTTTATGAGTGTATCAACAATACCCTTTGTATCTTTATTTATAATAGAAATGAATATGTTTTGAAATCCTTCTTTTATATCATCACTTAAACCAATAATCAATCCAAAATCATAAAATACTAATTTCCCTTCTTTAGAAAATCCAATATTCCCTGGGTGTGGGTCGGCGTGAAAAAACCCATAGTCCATTGTTTGAATAACGTACGAATTAATGAGTGCCTGACACACTTTCTTACCGTTTACAGTTGGGTCGGATATATCAGCGAGTTTTTCAGATTCAACATATTCCATAACAATCATATTCTCATTCGATAACACTTTGTACACTTTTGGAACTTTTACCCATTTCATTTTATTGAACGATTTACGAAAACGTATCGCATTTTCCATCTCTTTTTCATAATCAGTTTCCGCTAATAAATATTCTATAGACTCGTTAAGTATATACCCTGAACCTGTACCCGTATCAACACCAATTTTTTCAAGTAAATTTACTATGTCACGGACATCATCTGTATCCTTTTTCATGATATTGTATATATCAGGGCGTTTTAGCTTAACAACCACCTGTCTACCACCATTTAATACAGCTTTATGAACTTGACCTATACTCGCAGATTTAAATGGTTCATAATCAAAACTGGAAAACATATCGGAATTAATATGTTCTTTGATCATAGTTTCTACATAGTACTTATCAATGGGTGGTACGTTATCCTGTAAAGATTCTAATTGGTTTATAAAGTCTAACGGATATAAATCGGCCCGAGTTGACACAATTTGTCCTAATTTTATAAACGTTGGTCCTAACTCTATTAACTGATCCCTAGTCCATTTTCCGAATTTTACTTGGTCGTTTTCAAATTGTCGTTTCCATAAAAATTTACCAGCAAATTTCCACGTTTTAGTCTTACGTATTGGTGGTATTTTTACAGTATTGATTTTTAACGCACATAGTACCATCTTAATATTACGTATAAAAAAAATACTTATAGTTTTAAAACCAATAATAATTAAAATGGTATTACCTGTCCAAGCAACTATATATGAACCTATGTACGAATATAACGAAAAAAAATATATACGAATTATCGTAACTGATAAAATACGCGACTATATACTCGCGCTACACGTAAACAAATCCAATGTCATACTTTTCCCAGATACACTTGATGATCCACTTGAAGGTAATGTTTTAAAAGTAAAGGTACCATTCAGGTACCGACGTGTTATGTGTAACGTAGACGGAGATAAACCAGTACAATCACTTGTAAAAGGTGATGTCGTCCAAACCGAACTTCAATTTAATGGAGCTTGGAATGCTCATGAACATAGTGGATATTCATGGGTATTGAAGTATATAAAGTTTAAAAATTAATAATAGTAAATGAGTCTCACCCGCTCTGGTTATATAACTAACGAAACACAGGAAATAAAAAAGGAACTCACGGTTCGTGCCGTAGTAAATACAGAATTTGGATTTCCACCCCCACCTTTTAAAGTATTTAGAAAGGCGAAATCGGGATTGTGTGTACCAAGATTTTACGGCGAAGATAAAATAGGACCACCAAAAGAAGATCGTCGACCCGACCCAATTAAAATATCAACCAAATTTAATGGAAAACTACGTGACGAAACACATCAAAACGCTGCTATGTCAGCAGCACTTAAAGCAGGACACGGCGTTCTCTCACTTCCTTGTGGCTTTGGCAAAACAACCGTTGCTTTGGCGATAGCGTGTAAATTAGGTTACAAAACAATGATTGTTGTCCATAAAGAATTTTTAGCAAATCAATGGAAAGAAAGAATCCAGCAATTTTGTCCCGGTGCATCTATAGGAATAGTCCAACAAAATAAAAAGGAAACAGAGTGTGATTTTATAATCGCCATGCTTCAATCATTATCTTTAAAAGAATACTCATTTAACGATTTCGATACAATCGGTACACTCATTGTTGATGAAGCACATCATATATGCGCCAAAGTATTTTCGCAATCCCTTTTTAAACTATGCCCAAAACATATATTCGGATTATCTGCAACACCAACTCGTAAAGACGGTCTTACAAAAGTTCTTCACTGGTTTATGGGACCAACGTTTTTTGTCATAGAACGTGAAAATCAGGATCAGGTCGAGGTTTTTCCAATCGAATTTACGTGTCACAGATTCAGTGACCCACCACCTTGTACTCGCCAGGGTAAATTATCACTCGCGACCATGATTACAGAACTCACAGAAAATAGAGAAAGAAATACCGTAATAACAAAACTCATAAAAGATTTATGTAAAACAACGAGACAAATTCTTGTTTTAACAGACAGAAGACATCACTGTGAAGTTTTACACCAGTGTTTTAAAACAACGTCTGGTTTATACATGGGTGGTATGAAAGAAGAAGATTTAAACCAGTCGAGTAAAAAGAAAATCATATTCGCAACTTTTAGTCAGGCACACGAAGGTCTCGATATACCAACTCTTGATACGGTTATTTTAACAACACCCAAATCGGATATAGTCCAGTCAATCGGAAGAATAATGAGAGAGACACACGGTAAAAAAAATAATCCACATATTTACGATATTTTTGATCAGTGGTCTATATGCCACGCCATGTATACCAAGCGATTAAAAGTATATAGACAAGGTGGTTTTAAAATACCAAACACGCGAAACAATAACACAGAAAACATCGATAAAAAATTAATAAGCGGAAAATGTTTATTTTTATAATGTCATAATTTCATAAATGTCTGGTGCACTCGTACAACTCGCAGCAAAAGGTTCACAAGACATTTATTTGACTTCCAACGAAAATGGTATGTCTCTTTTTAATATAAAATATAATAGACATACAAATTTTGCACAAGTTTCTAAATTTATAAAAGATATTGACACGACAAACTGTTCCATAGTTTTACCTAAAAACGGTGACATAGTTAATGCAATATGGTTCGAAGGTAAAGATCTTTTAAACACGTTTGAAGGCGCGACATTTGATTTATATATAGGTGGTCAAATCATAGATTCGCAACCTTTTGATTTTGTAAATGACGTATGGAAAAATTACCTCGTCGATACAGAATCAAAAAAATACACTACGTGTTCCACTTTTATAGCTTTACCTTTATTTTTCTGTGCAAAAAAACTTTTCTTTCCTCTCGTATCTTTACACTACCATCAAATAGAAATACGAATATCCTTTAAAAAACAGAGTACAAACACTTTTAAAACTTACGCGAATTATATATATGTAGACGCACAAGAAAGAAAACGGTTTGCGTCGCAAAAAATGGATTTTCTAATAACACAAACACAAAGAATAGAACAGCCCATAAATAAAGGCTTTGTTGATTTAGATTTATCTAAATTTAACCATCCCGTAAAATCACTATTTTTTGGACCCGATATATCTTTTGATACCGGAGACATCCAAATGAATGGTGTAACTACCATAGAAAACATGAGTCCACAATTTTTTCATACCATCCAAAATTATACAAAATCTTCACTCGGTATATCAGATTTTAACATATTTAGTAACAAACCCGATAATACAAAGTATTACGCGTATCATTTTTGTTTAGACGCATCAAAATATGAACCATCAGGAACGTGTAATTTTAGTAAAATAAACAAATGTAATATTATTTTGCGAAACGTACAGACAAAAAACGAACGATGTGTTGTTTATGCAGTAAACTATAACGTTCTCAGAATTGAAAATGGTATGGCTGGTATTTTATTTGGTAAATAAAAAAATATTATTATAAATAAATGGACTTTAATACGTACGTTATAAATTTAGATTCTCAAAAGAAACGATACGATGTTCAAGAAAAGAAACTTAATGAGGTTGAGATATACCCAATTCGTATTAGTGGGTATAGATTTGAAGATATTGATAAGAGTGAATTACAAAAACATTTTGTTCAAACAACACCTTTATTAAAGCCTAGATCTGCTATTGGGTGTACGTATAGTCATATACAGGCACTTAAATATTTTTTAGACAATGATCCATACGACTTTGCTCTTATATTAGAAGACGATGCGTTTCCATTATTTACTAACATTATTCACTTGAAAAAGAAACTCCAATATATAGATTGTGATTATTTAAGTTTACATTGTGATGGTGTATGTCCTAAAGAGGGCGGTAATCCTTATTTATTATCTGGTTCGACCGCTGCATATTTCATTACACGCGAAGGTGCAGAAAAAATAATAAACTATAAACATTCTTTTCATTATGATGTACAAACAACAACTATGAAAAATATGAATAAAAAAATAGATGATAAAAATTCGTTTTGGACAGATGAGGAATATAAAATGGGTGGTGAAATTAGTACGAATAGGTATAACAGAAAATGTAACAAAGTATATGATAAAATTACGGAAAAGGTAGTGAATAGAGGTGAAAAAACCGCTTGTCACTACAAAGATTATCGCATGTTTAGAATACCTATATTAGGGTACGAAACATCTGTAGAAGATTTAGTATTGTTTTTATTGTGTATTTTAATCAGTTGTACAGCTTTTATCGGCATAAAACACGTAAAAGGTAGTAAAAAGTAACAGTGAACCCAATAAATAATTTTGTTTTTTGGGAAAGAGTGCGAGTAAAGCGATATTTACAAGCAAAATGTACGTGTAAAAAAATTGCATATATTCTATGGGGTGTCTCGATATTCTTTCTAAAGTGATACTTCCTGGATAAGAAATAAATATTGCGTTTACACTTTCTTTTTTATCTAAAGGACTAAAATTCTTAAAAATTAGTTCTTTATCATCAACTTTTATGAAATCATATTTTTTACATAAGGCATTCAAATTATATTGGTCATCTTGACACTTTGGCTTTAAACTTTCTTTTAATAAAATTGTAAGGTGTTTAACATAACCCATATACATACCACCACTTCCTATATTTTTGTCATCGCATTTAGGAAATCTAAATCCTATATCAAGCATATCGGGGTGTTTTGAAAAAAGTACTTTACACTCATAACTTTCAAAAAGACTCTTAACGTTTGAAATATCTTTATTTATTTTTGTATCAAACCCATCTACAAAAATAATTATATCGTCGTCTTTTTTTGTTTCCATGTATTTAAGTAGACCAATAGATTTATCAATGTATCCATTCCATTTCTTACCCATACCAAGAACTTTTACTTTAACACCGAAATCGTTATTTACAAGTTCTTCAAACATACCCGACGATTTATTCGCATAAGTTACTACTTCTAAAGACATTATTACTATTAATTTAGAAATAAATAATGATATGTAATTATAATAATGCCTTCGTGTTCAACAAGTCGTTCTGTACAGAAATATAAAAGTTCCAGTAGCTTAACTCTTCAGGATGTTACAGATAATGGATCAAAAACATCGAATAAAATTGAACTCGAAAATGCAACAAGAACGATAGAATCTAGTAGTAATATATTTGTTTCGTCTGGGCATTTCTTTATAGGTGATGGTGGTCTCTTATCAAATGTACAGATGGGTGGAAGCGCTGTAGGAACCCTCCAAACAGTAACAGATAACGGCTCAGGTTCAACACACAAAATTAATTTAACAAACATTGCAACATCTTTAGAAACAGTTGGTAATATCATTGCAGGAACAAACGTATACGCTAGCGAATTTTATGGTGATGGTACAACACTCACAGGTATTGCATTAAGTTCTGATTTGACGAGTAATGCATCGCGTATTGGTACTTTAGAAACCGGTTTGACGAGTAATGCATCACGTATTGGTACTTTAGAAACCGGTTTGACAAGTAACGCATCACGTATTGGTACTTTAGAAGGAGAAACACAACCAGTCAATAGAGGAGGTACGGGTCTTAATGGGTGTAGTGCCGGTGATATCATATACGGATCAGCGACCGATACTATAAATATTTTAAGTAATTCAGCGGCAACGGGTGGTCAATTTCTTAGATTAAACGCAAATAAAACAGCGCCAGAATGGGCTACTGTATCAAGTGGTACAGGTCCGAGTCCTTGGACAACGGCAGTTAATGATATATATTGGAACGGGAGTGGTAACGTAGGTATTAAACTAACAAATCCTCAGTTCACGTTAGATGTCAATGGTGATATTAACATGTCGACTGGTAGTAATTTCAAAATTGGTGGAGTTAACCAAACGTTTGGTGGTACAAGCTCGAGTCCTTGGACACAACCAAGTGGTACTACGATTATACATTACAATACTGGTAATGTTGGTATTGGAACTACAAACCCGGTGTACCCATTAGATGTTAACGGTACAGTAAATGCAACTTCATTCCGAGGTGATGGATCAAATATAACTAATATTACTCTTACCAAT